AGCAGCACCGTGTACTGGAACGGAAGTGTAATGGCGGGAATATTGGCCACAATCAGACCAATCAACCAGTCCGCCACCAGCGCAACGATAACAATTACAACTTCGCCGCCCTTGTGCCACGCACCGGCCCGCAGCTTCGCACTGCTCCATTTTCCCTGTTTGGCCGCTGCCGCGCTGCCAATTAGCCAGTCCAGCAGCATCATACCCACCCAAACCAGTACCAGCCAACCAAACCATCCCCAGAAGGCCGTAAGCGCCGCCAAAAGCGCGGTGATTCCCGCTTTTACATTGGTCAAAGCATTGCTATTCATAATCGCTTTTCCTTTCTTATGTACCCGCTACATCGAGTTATTTCATTTCCACTTGTAATGCGGCCTCTCGCCGCCCCGAACCGCGTACCGCATCCAGTCCAGCCCCACGATCACCGGCCCGCTCACAAGGCACCACAGGGCCGCAAACTGCGGGCAAATCTGTCCCCAGAGATTGCCCCACATGCCGGTGTAGTCCCAGACGCCCCAGCCCAGCCAGAGATTCAGGATGCACCCGGCCACGAACTCCACCGCCGTGATGGCAAGGCCGCACAGAATGGCCTGTGCCCAAATCGGACACCGCCACGGCATCTCTGCGCCCATTCGCTCCATGACAAGGCCCAGCAACAGGGCCAGCACCAGCATCGTCCAACTGATGCCCTCCGGGTGACCCTGTGCTGTTTTCCACGCCACCTCAATAAGAAAGTATGTAATCCCAACGAAGCAGCCCAGGAGCCCGCTGAGAATCACGTCCCCGACCTTACGCATTTCCGCCTCCCAGCACCGTGGCCATGTGCGCCGCCAGATCGTCCGGCAGCACCGCGCCGTAGGCGATAGCTTCCACGTCCACCGACGTCTCGCACCGCTTGACCCACGCCCGGACATGATTGCAATAAGTTTGGTGATATAGGACGTGCGTGGTCGCCGCCTTTGCCATGATGGCGATGTCCTCCGCCGGGTAGATTTCGCACAGCGCCCCGTCCAGATGGTAAGCGTAGCCGGTCCCGCCTGCCTTAATGGCCTCCTGCGCCGTTGAAAGGTTGATTTGATCCGGGATTGACAGGCTGATGTGTCCCGCCGTGCCGTCGGAAAGCGTCACGTCGCACCCGGCGGTGATGGCAGCGTCGCAGGCGGCGTTGACCTCCGTCAGCTTCGCGGCCTGCACATCTGCAAGCGGCGACTCCGGTTCAGTGGTGACAACCTCCTCGTAGCAAAGTTCTCTTGTATCGCGCCCAAAAACCAGCTTATAAGTTTTCCCATCACTCGGATACTCTGGAAAAGACTCAACCGCAATGGATTCCTCCGGTGCAGACTTTTGATCATAATAGATCTCAAGCCCATTTGATCTGCGCACTACATAAACCATAACAAACCTCCATTAAACGGATTCAAGGGATACGGCTCTTGAACAAGGTGCTTGCTTTATGACGTGGGTAGAACCTCCAAAAGGTGCAATAAAAGAGCAGGACGATCCTTTGAATGTGTAGGAATTATCATTTCTAACGTTGACAGAATAGTACCTTTTTAATGGATCATCTACTCCCGATCTTATATTCACCGGAAGTCCGTATGGGTACCCAGTTCCACCAGAATCACCTAATGTTACGCCATAATTAGTTGCAATTCCTCTAAGGTACAATTCTGAAAACACAGCTGACAGATCATCAATAACAGCAATGACTGTTTTGAAGTCATCACCAACAAGAACCGTATTGTCATATGGTATACCGTCAACCCATTGAATCCTAGCCAATGCGCATTGAAAATATGACCACGCAGTACTGTCGTTAGCATACGGCCTTTGTATCACCTTATACACTTCTCCTGTATCTAATGACACAAAGACTGTTACCCCGGTCGTCCCGTAGTAAGAGAAGAAAGCGTACTTATCAGAGGCTCCAAAGCCAGCCAGTGAATTAGAATTTATAGCATTTACTTGTGCTGAAAATGTATATGCACCAGTTGATAGGTTCATTTTACATACAGCCACGGTTGAAGAACTTGTGGTTGTGGTTGGGGCCATCGTGAAAAGGATATAAGCATACCCATCTTTTACCACAGGCAGATTGGCGCCCATATAGGTCCATCCAGCCGGTGGAGTTATGGCATAGACGGAATCACATACAACAGCAGTTACGGTGTTGCCGCCGTCAGTAGAAGTAGCATGATACTTTGAAACTGACCAACTGGCACTACCAAATGAGGTCGAATTTGATACTAAGGCATAAACTCCGTCATTATCTGAGTGAAACAGTTTTGCCCCTGTGGCAGTAATGTTAGCATAGGTGCTTGATCTTCCCAAAGCATATATACTACTTGCAGTACAAGTAAATGTTGCATAGCTTGATCCATATTTGAAAGCATTGTAGGGGTAGCCAAATGAGGTGCTGAAACTTGTGGAGGATTTTGTTCTATACGTTGTCACAACATAATAACCCGATGTCCCATTCATACACGTAAAAGAGTCTGTGCTTCCATATACTGGGTATAAATAGGGTGTTGTAAAAGACGACACATTTGAAAGAATTAAGAGGACAGTTATTACTCCAGTAGTTAAGTTGCAATAGTATATGTTATAATCATAGTTTGAGGCATTAGGGGTTCTAACAAGGCTTACTGCGTAATCACCACAAATTATTGAAGAAACGACAACCATGTTAGATGCAAGAGGAGTCACTGCTGTAAGCGTGTCCATGTCGTACTTTATATTGAACGGACCCCTGCTTGTTATCTTTTTACGAACACCTTCAACCCAGTCTTTTACAGTAACAGCAGCGGGAGACTGAAGCACAGAGGCAGGAGTAACAAACTTCGTATTATCCGTCCCGGCAGCTACTTCCTCAGTAGTTGCTTTTTTCGCAGCAATTGCATCAGACGTCTTTGCCGGGGTCATAAACTTGATGTCGTCAACCCCGGCGATTGCTTCTTCAGTGGTGGCCTTATCAGACTTCTGAACACTACCATCCGCCTTATCAACAGAGGCTTGAACCTCACTGCTTAGCTTGGTTTTCGTGATCGTGCCATCTGGTATCTGTCCAAGGACAATATCCTGCAGCTCGGATTTGTCGGCCTTATTGGCGTCAACTTCAACCGTCAGCGTCTCGTTGATGTACTGCTTGACGGCCTCGCCGGCCTCGTCGTATTTGGCTTTCAGCTCCGCCGCAGTCAGCCCGCCTACGTCGTTGGGTTCATCGTCCAGCGATTGAATGACCTGCATATCTTTTGTAAACTTTGTCAATGCCATATCACTTCACCTCACATCGCCTGCGGGACCGTTCCCGTCTCATTGATTTTCCGTTGCAGTTCGTGGTTCCCGCGTCCACCTATCACGGGTATTCCGCTGTCGGGGGAGGGGGGCTGTTCGGCCCCCGCCCCTCCCAAAAGCGGGCTATCAGGAATTGTCCCATCGGGGAGTGTTTGCGTCTGCTGCATAATCTTGATAAGCGATTCGCGGTCAGTAATTGACCCGGCAGGGAGTCGCTTCAAATACTCGACGGTGGAAATACGCTTATTCATCAGCAGGTTATCAAGCGTCTGCTGGCTTGCGATCTCCGACCAGTAAGAGGAATTACCCACGTCAAGCTTGATTTGGAACGGCAGCTTTTTCAAAATAGAGAAGTCAAAGGAAATAACCAGTTTGTCGGTGTCATATGGGTTTGCGATCTGAACAAACCGTGTCCCGTAATACTCGCCCATAAATTCCATGTAAATACGGCCCAAATCCTCCACGCTCTGCAAAAGGTTCTGCTTCGTCAGCTCCATAGGCGTCGCCGCCGCCCGTTGCAAGGCGATAATGGCGGAGGTGTTGTCCGGTCTTGTGTCACCCATTGCCACGTCAGACGCGCCGAGAAATTTTTGCGTGTAGGAAACAGCCAGATCAATAAACTGCGCAATCTGCGGGGAGATCGTGGCCGGGTCTACAATTTTGCTTACGTTTTCAACGGAGCCGTTCACGCCGATCGCCGCGCCGACCCGATTGTCCCATTTCACAATTCTCGTGCGGTCAAATACCACTTTCGGATATGCCAGCGTCATAAGGGAAATCATGCTCATGGCAAAAAGCTTATTGACAAAAATCTGGTTTGGAATCAAGCCCGTAATCATGGCCTGTCCATGGTAGCAGTCCTGCACATAGTCCCAGTTCATCCAGGTAACCGGATACAGCTTGATACCAAGATCCCATTCCTCGCGCACAACACAGTCTTTTGTACATTCATACCCGTGAATGGTTCCTGTTTTCTTGTCGCGCCACAGGCGCAGCAAAACCGTTACTTTCCCGCCGCCCAGCCGGTCAAGATTGCTGTCGGAGAGGTTTTCCTTATCGTCCGCCTGAATCATACTTTCAGCGTCGCTCTCCGAAACGTCGTTGGCAATAGCCCGGTCGATCGCGTCTTCCACCAGCATACGCCGGTCAATGATAATAAACGGTTGGGACTGCACATCGCGGCTGTTGGGATTCCCAAAGGTTATCTGCGTATTCTGCAAGACCTCCGTGCAAATAGAGCCTTTTGCCGTCTGACCGATATCCGTTGACGGGTCCCAGTAGGTATACGTGCAGCCGTCGGCGTCCACAGCCGCGTTCCTGGCAAACTCCCGAACGCTGGAACCGATGTTGTTCATTTCAAAAATGTTTGAAAACTGATCGTTGATGATGTCCGTCAGGACTTCCATGGCTTGCAATAGCCATAACCGGAGCCGCCAGAATCGCGGTGGCGTTGCCGCACACGGCAATGCCGTCGCCCTTGGTTCCCAGCACAAATGCGTCGTAGTAGGTTACGCCCTGCACCACGGGGCCGGAGTAACCCTGCACCTTGGGCAGAATGTCGTACTTCTGGAGCTTCACGGGGTCAACCGTGCTGCCCTTGTACTTGATGAAGAAGTACACACCGGCGGGCATATAGCTGGTGGGGATTGACTTGACCTTGTTGTTGTCGAACTCGCCGACGACGCCCTTGGTCAGCGCCTCCTTGCCCAGCGATTCCACACCCAGCCAATCCGGGTTCTGCTTCAGGAGCTTGTAATACTTTGTTCCGATGTACAGCGTCCGGTTATCCAGAGGAACCAGTGCGTCCGTCATTTCTGCGCCTGCGTCGATAATCAAGCCGCCAATGGTGGACTTTGTGGGTTCGGTAGTCTCCAAAATCTGAATATTTCCGCCCATGCTCCACTTTTTGATACGCCGCTTATCCATGCCGGGGATCGTCACCTCGTCCAGCTGGCGCCGCAGAGCCTTGCCGGCAGACTTTTCAATGGCCTGATCCGTTCCATCCAGCTCGTCAATGGTGAAGCTGAACGCGGGGGCGCACTCGCAGGTCATCTCCTGCAAGGTGTCGCCCACATCATGCACCTCGCCAAAACGATTGCTGCCGGTCCGGTTGTACTCTGTCTCGGGGACGGTGTTCACGGAGCCGATGCGGATGGTCTTACTGTTGGGGGCGACGAACGCGTAGTCGTGGCCGCAGTCCGCATCTGTGATGGACGCTTTCTTGAATCGTTCCGCGGTTTTAGTCGCGTACTTGGTTGCGTAATTGATTGCCATAAATAATCCTCTCTTTCGTCATGGGGACACGGAGAGGACGCTTGTATCAGGAACCGAAGCCGTCCAAAAACGGATCGCTGGCTTTACTCTCCGCACCGGCGGTTCTCATGCTGCCGGTAGAACGACCAGCGTTTTTGGTGTTCTGGTCTTTTGCAGCGGATTCCTGCTTTACTCGTTCCGCCTCCGTAAGAGCCTGTTTCTCCCGCCACAGAGCGTAGGCAACAGCCAACCGCTGCCCCTGCTTTACGGCGTCCCAGACCTCTTGTGGAATGGCGTCTGCGTCCTTTGCCGCATCCGGGAATGTCTTCTGGAATTCCGCGATATCGGCGTTTCGCCGCTCCTCTGCGGAATTTCCCGTCTGTGCCCCCTGCTGGGCGGCGGTCCTCTTTTCGGCCTCCTCGGCCTCTTTTGCCATAACGGCGCTCTCGCGGTCTTCCAGATCGACAGCCCGCTTTGCCTCGTCCTCGCTCATGCCGGAGGACTTCTTGGCCTCCGTTCGCACAAAGGCAACGTACTGTTCGACGGTCATATTAGACTGCTTCGCCATCTGCGAAAACATCTCCATGACCGGCTTCGCCGCGTCGTATTTCTCCCGTACCCGATCATAGTCAAGACCCTTCTGGGCAAGAGTGGTTATCTCCTGCTCATTAACGGCCTTTTCTTCACCCAGATGCCGCAGTGTCCATGTCTTAGGGGCCTCCGGCGCAGGTGCTACGGGTTTTTCAGGTTTCTCTGCAGGAGGCGTCTCCGGCGCCGCGCTTGCGTCAGGCTTTTCAGCAGCTGCCTCCTGAGTGGGTTCCTGCGTCTCGGGTTCCGGGGTTTCGTCGGTATTGCTTTCCGGGCTTTCAGCCTCCGGGGTTTCGGAGCTTTCCGCGCCGTCCGTGCCCCATCCATCCAGAAATGCGTCGCTGGTCGGCGTGCTTTCTTCGGCGGGGGTGTTGTTCTCTTCGTCCATGAAGCACAAGGACGAGTTGAAAGCTGCGGGCTGCCGGTGGAGCAGCAGCAAAAAGCTCTGGAGTTGGCACTTTGCCGAGGACGGCGCCAAATGGCATAAGAGCCATTACAGCATGGACCACATCCGGGGGAAGTATGGCAGCGAGCGCTTCAACAGTGCCAACACCCGCGCTGAAGCGCTGAACGCATGAGCCAAGCCCTGCCGGTCGGGCGATAGGCCGGCAGAGAGGGGACGTCATGAAAGAAGAATTAAACTGGGAGGTTGTCGTTGTCTGCCACGCGGAAACCACCTTTTTTCGTTTGATTGCGGCATTCGAGGATCCGTACCAGGCGCAGGAATTTATTGAAAAGGTTTTGCCGCAAGAGAACCGCAGCCGCTTTTTCATAAGCCACAGAATCGCGGGCAAGAGGTGGCAAATGCTGTGATTGATTGGACAAGCTGGCGCGCTACAGACCGGCGTGTACAAAACTACATTGAAAAGCCGTCCACCCTCAACACCGTTGAGCGCTGCCAATACATGGACCGGCAGACGGAGAAATATATCGCAGAGCTGCAAGCGGAGATTGCGCAGATGCAGGGCTACAGGACGGAGCTTTTCGCAAGGATGCAACAGCTCTATTCTGCCGCGTATGATCTCAAAATCACGCTCAAACGCGAGGTTCGATATGGGGAAAAGAAGTTTTATTTTCTTTGCCTCTGGAAAGTTTACCACGACCACGGCATAGATCCTCTGCTGATAGAAAGCATCAAGTTTGCCGGAACGGAACGGGCGCAAGCAATCAAGGATTACCGCGCCGCCCTGAAAGCCCATCCAGGTGTAGCCTGCGAAATGGACATAGCAAAAGGGAAATGGGAGAGATAAAAGAAGCCCGGAGAGCTAAACGCTCCCTGGGCTTCTCTTATTGATATATTGGAAGATTGTGGTATAATATCGGCAATAAATAGCCACATATGAATAAGTGCGGAGGCAAATAGAAATGAAAAAATTTGAATGGGAAGACGCCGATATAAAGGTAAATGTATCAGCTAAAAGCTTGGAAGAAAGCAATTTAATATTAAGAAAATTTTATGATGAAATAAATAAAACCATACAAGTGGGCTGGCAATTTATGAACGTCAGAACAGGAAATACAATTGAGGTTGGAGACTGCAATTTTGGAACGATGTGGTTTGATTATAAACAAAGCGGTCTTATCAATAATATCTTTATTTCAACAAAAGGGAGAGCACCCAAGCAGATAGTAGAAAGTGCATTAAAGGAGGCGATTGCAAATCATAATAATTTTGAGAAATATGGTATTGAAGCCGTATTTTATACAAAAGATATTCATTTCTCTACAATGTGTAAAAATGATATACTATTAACATCAGATTTAGCTAAAAATGGTAATACCGCTAAAATACGATTTAATATAAACGCATTTGGAAAATTAGATGCAAAATATATAATTACTCAAAAAATAAATTACCTCAAGCACCTTTTCTGCGCATATACTAATTTTTTGTTCAAGCTAAAGTGCGTATATAAAAGTGAAAAAAGCGTGGAATGTGAGGAAACCAAATGGAACAATTATGACCCAGATTGGATTGATTGCTTTTTTGACGACGAGAAAAAAGACGTGGATGCAGAACTTATCCCAGATTTTTTTGATATATTCCGGATAATTTTGGATAATGATAGCTATAAAAAGACAATGAGATTGTTACTCAATTCCGCACAAGAAATTTATTGTGCACAGAAGATGATGAAAGATTCCGTGTATGATCCCGAGTATAATTCCCCCGGTTTCGTAGACATG